TTGCTTATGATGTCTTGGAAAGATGTCTGCTGGGTGGAAAATGAAAACAACCAATAAACCCATACCTCGAACCACTACTGGCAAGGCTAAGAACTATAAGCCTGTCGAGCAGGGTGCGGGCATGACTGCAAAAGGAAGGGCGGCATACAATGCGAAAAATAATTCAAACCTTAAAGCTCCAGCTCCAAACCCTAAGACAAAGGCTGACGAAGGCCGTAAAAAGTCTTTTTGTGCGCGGATGAGTGGAGTCCCCGGCCCGATGAAGGACGATAAGGGCCGACCCACCCGGAAGGCTGCGGCCTTGAAAAACTGGAACTGTTAATGGATGAGCAATCAATACAAGCAAGAATTGCGGAACTTAATCAACAACGTGCCCTCACTTTGGCTAATCTTCAAGCGTTGGACGGGGCGATTGCGGACTGCAATTGGTGGCTTGCGAAGATCAAAGCAGATACCGTCAAGATTAACGAAAACGAGGGGAATGACTGATGGCTACCGGACTTTACGCGAACATCCACGCCAAGCGCGAGAGAATCAAGGCACAAAAGGCAGCGGGCAAGACCCCAGAAAAGATGCGAGCCCCCGGAAGCAAGGGAGCGCCAACAGCAAAGGCGTTCAAAGAGTCAGCCAAGACAGCAAAGAAGTAGCCATGCTAAAGAAATCCACGACAGACAAGGCGTTTAAGCAGAATATTAAGACCGAGGTCAAGTCTGGCAAGCCGGTCAAGCAAGCGGTTGCGATAGCTTATGCGGTCAAACGGGAAGCCAAAAAGGGTACTAAAGGTAAGAAGTAATGCCCACCCTCTCAGACTATTCGAGCGCAAGAAAAAGCGCAGGGAAGGGGCGGTTAAGTGCGCCAGAGCAAAACACCTTACTGGGTATTTTTGCTGACTTGCTACGAGGGCGAGAAGAAACACAAACAAAAATGAGTCCCACCATGACCGGGACAATTATGGATTTACTTCTCCCGTCTGCGGAAACGGTTGAAAAGCTGTCGTATGGCGATCCTATATTTAGGATGCCGCCAAGCGGAACGGGTGGTTATGTACCACTAACAACCGATAAAAAATATGCGGCAGAAGTTGGGGGTATACTCCCAGCCGCTAGCATGGGAACAACGAGGCTTGCGAATGAGGCCGCAGACCGGATGGTCAGGGCAATCACCAAGAACCCAGAAGCTACAGCTCCCGCGGTATTGGAAGAAGCGGCTCGAATGGTTCCGTTGGCGAGTATTGGCAAATTAAAAGGCATTCCGATTAATGAGCTTTTGTACCCCGGAAAGACAATAAAAGAATTAACGTCTGCGGAAAAATCGGCGATAACCAAATTTGAACGAGACTTAAAAGTGCAAGCCGTCAGGCGGCGAGAGGAAATGCGGTTGGGTGGCGAAACCATCGCAACTCCTACACCCGGACTGAATATGGCAAGCGAGATATCTTTTAATCCCGAAAAGCTGGTTGGCAAACGGTTAGTGCCAGTATTTGGGGACACTTCAGGAATTGGTAAGGACGTATCTCAAATTAGGGGCGTTCCGCTTTCCAAACCGGTAACTCAGCAGGGCGGGTTTCAATACCCATTAGTGCAGTCAAACTTAAACGAAGAAATTGCTTATGCGTCTGAGCCTACCGCTGCGGCAAACAAAATTGCAAATTTTAAAAAGTTTCCTGAAGAAGATGTTTTGGCCGTGTTTTTAGCCGGTGGCCCGCGATCCATTGATTTTAGTCATCATCAAGCCCAAGCTCTGGTAAGGCAACTGGATGCGATTCGGCCCTCTGATGCCGCGGTAAAGAATTTTGATCAGGCGTTGCAAAATTATGTAGTACCGAAAAAAGATAAAGAAGGTAAAGCCTTTAATACTTATCCTTTCAAAAACCTCAAAACCAGCATTACCTCGCCAGAAATGGAAGTTTTGATGGCCGAAAGAACATCAAAGGACTTTACGCCCGGCCAATTGCGGACGGCCATTTCTGATCTAATGGAAAAGTATGAGTTCCGCAAACAAGGCTTCCCCGTTTACAACGATGCTCTAGAGGTGATGACCGACCCAAGGCTTCAGCAAGGATTTATGGGGCAGACAATTTTCGAGGCTATCCCCGGCAGAGGAATTCAAACCCCAACTTATACCCATCAGTCCTATTCGGCTGGCATACCGGGGCGTTATGTGGGGGGCTTACAAGGACAAACCGGAGAATTGACCGGAGCCCCCGCGGAGCTTTTGTTTCCTAAACTTTTTGCGGAAAAACAAGCAAAAGGCGCAACGCGCAGCAACGTCCTGACTTCAATGTTGAAGGCTCACCAAGGGGAAGTATTTACTGAGGAAGCCCTTGATCCACTAATGCAGTTTTTGTCTCGGCAGTAACCTGTTTAACCACAAAATTAAGCTCATGGTTAAGCTCTGCAATTAGGCGAGACAGCACATCCATTCGTTCTCGATTATGCATAGACAGATAGTCTTTACCGTTGCGGACATAGACACCATTATTATTGACATCAATCCCACAATAAAAAACAATTTTTTTAGCCATCGTTATTCTCCTGAAAGAACAAATAGGTTACAACAAAAAGGTTGCAAAGTAAACAATAAAAGTTCACAATCCAATTCTGTGTAAGGAACTTATAGATTGAGTTAATCAATATGGCCGCACCGATAGGTAATACAAATGCTGTAAAGGGGAAGATGTTCCATGACGCTTTGCGAAAGGCGCTGGTTCAGAACCCTGCGAGACTCCCAAGGATAGTAGAGACGCTACTGACTGCGGCTGAGACCGGAGAGGCTTGGGCAGTCAAGGAAGTAATAGACAGGCTAGACGGCAAGGCAATCCAGATCAACCAGATGGAGAACGCCGATGGCTCTCCAATCCTCAACGCGATACAGGTCACGTTCATAAAGCCTCCCGAGACCATTGATGTCTGATGATAGGGAGCTACTTGAACAGGCCGTAGCCAAGGCAGAGTTTCCGGTAAAACTTGCGTGCCTCTTTGAGCCCAAGCGTTACAAGGTTCTCTACGGTGGCCGAGGCGGGGCAAAGTCTTGGGGAGTGGCGAGAGCCCTACTGATCAAGGGAGCCAAAGACCCGTTACGAATCCTCTGCGCCCGAGAGTTTCAGGTCTCAATCAAGGACTCAGTCCACAAGCTCTTAGCTGACCAAATAGCAGCTCTTGGTCTATCGGAGTTCTACGAGGTAACGAACACCTCGATCAAGGGTAGGAACGGAACCGAGTTCTTCTTTGCGGGACTGAAGAACAACATCATGTCGATCAAATCTTTTGAGGGTGTGGACATCTGCTGGTGCGAGGAAGCCCAGACCATCTCCAAGACGAGCTGGAACGTCCTGATCCCGACCATCCGTAGGGATAATTCAGAAATCTGGGTCACCTTTAACCCGGAGCTGGAGACTGACGAGACCTACCAGCGGTTCGTGATCAGCCCGCCTGAGAACGCGATAGTCCAGAAGATTACATGGCGCGACAACCCGTGGTTTCCCCAGACCTTGCGGGAGGAAAAGGAAAACCTTGAGATCCACGACCACAACGCCTACCTAAACGTCTGGGAGGGCTTATGCAGACGGACGGTCGATGGGGCGGTCTTTGCCCAAGAGATGACTCTGGCTGAGATGGACGGACGGATTACCAAAGTCCCCTACGATGCTATCAAGCCCGTCCACGCGGTATTTGACTTGGGCTGGGCAGACAATACTGCGATATGGTTCGTACAGTTCATAGGCTTTGAGATCAGGCTGATCCGGTACCTTGAGGACAACCAAAAGACCATGAGCTACTACTTGGCCCAGCTTCAGTCCTTGGGTTACGTTTACGACACCATCTGGTTGCCCCATGACGCGGAGAACACAACCCTAGCTGCGGCTGGTCGGTCGATTGCGGACATAGTCAGGGGAGCGAATTACAAGGTGCAAATCCTACCGAGAGTGCCGGTCACGGACTCAATCAACGCGGCCCGCACGATTTTCCAGAAGTGTTACTTTGATAAAGAAAACTGCTACCAAGGGCTACAATGTCTGCGCCACTATCGGTATGATGTTGACCCAGATACTAAACAGTTCTCCAAAGCACCGTTACACGACATTTATAGCCACGGCGCGGACGCGTTTAGGTATATTGGATTG